ATTTTGCTGCGCGTGCGGGTGCGGCTTTTGGTGCATCTGCGGCTTTTGGTGCGACTGGTGCTGCTGCCATTGCTTCTGGACTTTTTCCTAATAATCCAAACGTCGCGCCGCTTAGTGCTGAACTGCCAGCATTTTTAATTTTTTGCCCAATTGTTGCATTAGGGTCAGCGTTGTAACCTGTATATGCATCATATGCTCCCAAAACTGCTGCCACTGGGAGAACTCTACGAGTAAGAAAACGACCTGCTTTTTTTAATCCACTACCACCAACATTTATTGCGGCAGCTTTTTCAGCAGCACTCAATGTTGCGCGTCTTGGACCACCTGCAGAACGCGCCCCGCCCGTGGCACGTGCAGAACCAGCAGGGTTCACTAATGCTCTACCTGCTCTAACCGCTAAAGCATTTTCTTCTAACACTTCAGCAATAAATGATGCTTCTTCTTCAGACAGCTGATCAACAAATGCATTTAATTCTGATTCATTGAGCGTTGATAGATGTTGAAGAATTTCATTTGAATCTTCAGCAACTTGTCTTACTGGACGATTGCCTGCTGCACTTCTTCTTGCTGCAGCTGCTTGTTTTGCAACATTCTTCCACGCACTTGAGCCTAGATTATCATAATCATTATCATCTGCTGGTCGCGATGATGCAACTGTTGTGCGATCATCTGTTTGATCTGAATCAGGAACATCTGTAGTTTCTTCTGGATCATAATCAGCCGATGCACCACCAGATGAACGGTTTGCAACCGCACCACCAACAGCGTCTGCAACATCACCTGCCTTATCTCCAAAGCCTTTTCTAATGTTTCCTGCAGCTCTACCAACTAGTGAACCAATTGCACCAGTTTTTGCACCTTGCGAAAATTTACCGCCAGTTGCCTTGCTTGCAATACCACCAGCAAGAGCGTCTGCAGCAGTTGTACCGATTGCTTCAGAACCAGTTACATTTGTTAATCCACCAGCAAATTTATTTACAAGTGGTGATGCAACGCCTGTGATAGCACCGAGTTTTGCACCATCCTTAAACTTACCACCTTGCAATACACTTGAGACGCCGCCTTTGATTGCACCACCTGCTGCTCTTTTAAGAGCACCGCCAACAACTGTCTTACCGAGTGCTGACACGCCCTTACCAAGTGCGCTGCTTGCAATCTTTGAACCAACAGCACCAACTGCTTTACCCAGTGCAGTGCTTGCGAGTTTGCTGCCAACTGCACCAAGTGCTGTACCGATGCCAGGAAGTGCGAAAGAAGCAATTGTGCTGAACAATGGATGACTGATAACTTTCTTAGCAAATTTACCAACTTTCTTTACACCCTTCTTGAGTGCTTTTCCGATTTTCTTTAGGAATTCAACGAGATATTCTTCGTTGAGAGAAGAAAGTTGAATTGCATATACGAGTTCTTCTTCATTAAGATTTGAAATATAATTATCAAAATCTTCGTCAGAAAGTGTTTGCATTTCTGTGATGAAAGTACCTGATTGTTCTTGAAGAGCACCAAATTCTTCATCTGTAAATTCTTGTTCGTTAAATTCAGCAATTACATTTTCTGCAATGAATGCGACAACTTTTTCTTCGCCATATTGTTCAAAGAGTGTCTCGCCGAATTTTTCGTCTACTAGATCTTCACCATACTCATTGACATATTCTTCCATGATGTCATTGAATACAGCAACTTCGCCATATTCAGAAATGAATCCTTCAAGAACCATTTCTGCGCCATGTTCTGCGATAAGACTCTCAACTAGAGCCTCACCTTCTAATTCTTCGCTAAACTTAATTTTTATCTTACCTGTATCGGCAGGACTGTCCTTATCAAGTGCTTCATCTTCGTCAGCAATCTTTTCAGCCTGATCAGGAGCAACTTTCATTTCTTCTGCAGGAAGACCAGCCCTGCCAGCTTTTGGTGACATTACCATATTCTTAGAAGCAGCTGCTCCATGAGCTGATGGATCAACCATTGTTGTTTCACCGCCTAGATCGGCAGATGGATCCATCATCATAGCAGACATAGGCAATGGCTCCCTACCAGCATTTGTAACTGATGCTGCAAGAATCTCTGCTGCTGATTCGTGTAATGATTTATGTTTGCGAGACATTTTAAACTCCTGAAGATATAATATTATTTATAAAACTTATAACTTTGACATAAAGTTTTCGAAAATCTTCAGAGAGATTTCGTCTAGTTGTTTTTGTTTTGCGCTCTTAATCTGATTATAATATTCGTTCACATTCATTTCCTTAACTAGTCCATTATCCCACACCCATTCTCTTCCTTCCATAATTCCCTGTACAAAAGCACCAGGAGCTGAAGGATCTGCAACGATATCAGCCGCTGTTGCAAGATAAAAGTCTGGTTGTACAACATTTACACCACCTTCGTTTTTAAGGGATCCCATACCACGTGAAGAAACTCCAAGAGTAGCCCCTGCTTCCATAAGATTCTTTGCAATCTTACCCATGGGTGTATCAAGTACCTTTGCCTTACCCTCAAAGACGTTTCCGTTCTTTTTGATGTTTGTAATCATATGGGAAACGCGCTCTAGATTGATCGTAGGAGACTCTGGATGACCGAGTTCGCCGAATGCACGATTCTTTTCCACATATTCCTTCATGTAGCGATTTACTTCGTTTTCGAGAACGCTTACTGGATATGAACGACCATTGCGGTTCTTTGTCTCAGCAACAAGAAATGGACCCTGAATATAAAGAGTTTTAACACCGTTATTTTCTTCGGTGATATACTTTATTCCTTCGACTGTTTCTGTGATAAGTTTCATTGTACTATTCCTTTAATCCAAGAGAGGCTCTTCTTCTCAATGATCTTTTTCTTCTCATAAGAGCGCGAGCCTGTTTTGCTTTACGTTTAATTTTACCGACACGCTGACCACGTTTTCTGCGAAGTCTTTCTTGCGCAGTCATACGCTTTAATTTTCCGCCGCGAATTGTATAGCCTTTTACAGCTGATAATCTTTTTCTTCTTTGAACCTTGCCACCGCGAACGCGAGCCTTGACAACCTTTGTTCTACCCTGACGCATAACGTTTGGATTGCGACTTGCTTCATCGAGTTGATCAACTTCGGATTCTTCTTCTGTTGCAGACTTCGAATGAAGCGCATCATGAGCGGCGCGAATTGATTCTGGTGTTTTTAGCAGTTCAATACCACGTTGACGGCTTAATGCACTTCTTTGTTGTTCTAGATCAAATGCACGACCCAACTTCTCTGCTGCGCTCATACGGCGAGCTTCGCTCAAATCAACAGTTGCGTTGATAGCAATTGCTTTCTTATAAAGATCTAGTTTAGCAGAAGCAATCTCGTTCAATCTAGCAGCAATGCCTTCTTTAATGTTTGAACGACTCATGTAGTTCTTTAGTTCGTGAGACTTGACAACTCTTGGATTTAGATATTGCATAATCTTGACGCGCATTTCTTTCTTTGTATCGTCGACTTCTTCTTCACCATTATCCTCTTCTTCATTATCGTCTTGATTATCAATTGACTTCACATCAAGTTCTTGTTTTGGCATTTCTTCAGAAAGCACTTTACCCATAACATCGCGCGTGATTAAATCAGCGACATCGATGCTTGTGTCTGTTGGTTTGATTCCGTATTTCTTCATTTGAGTCTTTTCTTTTCGCTCTTTAAATTTTTCAAGATTAGCACCTTTCCCCTGTTCAAAATCAGGAGAACCGTAACGATCTTCAAAACCTTCTGTTAGTTCGCTCATTTGATTAACAACGCAAATTCTTTTACTTTATTAAATGTTTCTGGACTCTCTAAGACCATATCTGATAATCGTTGTTTGTTTTCTTCATTTAAAGAATCAAACACAGATTTAATTTTATCCATGATATCTTTTTCAACATTAATTTCTTCGCCTGTTGAAAATACAACAGGAACAACTTCTTCGTTTACATATCCCCTTTGTGCATTCAATGGTCCAGGACTGACTGTATTCATTGATTTAAATCCAGTGCCTGATTGATCATAAGGAACAGGAAATGTTAAACCGTATTTGTTATCAACATAAAGAGCAACACGTTGTCCATTTGGGAACATACGAATTGCTTCTCTCTTTAGAAGAAGCATTGCAGGAGGATTGAACTGTTCATTTAATTCTATCTTTTGTTCTTTTAAAATATCTCTGATTGTTCTTCTTAATTGAGTTTCTGGAGCATTCACAATCATACTAACAGGCACTGCAGAATTAATTGCAGAAAGAGCATCTCGTTTTGGTCCACTCATCTTTTGTAGAATGCGATAGTGAGATAATCTTGGATTTTTCTGCGAAATATCCACATAATCAGTAACTGCTGTAGAAGCAACTGAAGTATTTACAGGAAGTTTTAATCTGTTTTTGACAAGTGAAATGCGACTTCTGATACGTTGTTTAGACGCACCATCAGATTTAGCCTCTGTGAGTTCCAAATTTTCAGTTGCCGTTTCTTCCATTATGCTTCTGTTGATGCCTCAGTCTGTTCAGCAGGAGCTGAAATAAAATTAGATGCAACTTCAACCTTCTTTACTTCAAGAGCGTCTGCGATCTTAGATGCAATTGCTGCGTTGAAGGCTTCGACTGCTGAGTCTCCATTTTTTGACAAAATCGAACTTATTAATGATTCAGTGTTCATATGTACTCCAATATTTAGACATTATTGTTGAGGCTGTGCAGCTGCTTGTTGTTCAGCTGCAGCCTGTTGTTCCATTGCAGCTTGCTGCTCAGGTGAGACTTGTGGAGCATACTGCGCTTGAATCTGCGTAATTTGCTGATTCATTGCAGCTTCTTCCTGAGCCTTCTGAATATTATCTTGCTGCTCTTCAATTCGCTCTGTTTCTAGTTCAACTTTAATACTATTAACCACTTCTTCATCCATGCGAAGAACGTTTTTCTGCACCCAAGATTTTGAGAAGTATCTGCCAGTAAACTGCTCGATCTGCATTAACAACTGCATACGAGCTGCCATTAGGTCTGCTTCACGGAGTTCAGAGAAATTATTATCCTTGAGGAAGTCATAGTGAATTTTCTCGCGGAGTTCTTTCCATTCATCAACTGAAGCAATACCCTTTAGGGCAAGCTGACGTTCCATAAGTTCATCGAATAGGGTCGTAAACTTAGAACGAAGTTTCCCAATAAACTTATTTAATTTAATTTCGTCGCGTGTAATTTCTTGAGTGCGACCAAGCATGAAGCCTTGTCCTGGCTCCAAACGTGTAACTGGAATGTTTAATGACTTATAAAGTTTCTGTTCGAAATACTTAACATCTGTCATTTCACCAAGATTTTGTCCTGGTGGCAATGTGGTGATTTCTGTTGACTTACCTTCGCCACGACGTGGAATCCAAAAATCTTCCATGATTGACATGAACTTACGATCGTCTTTAATCTCACCAGTTGTTGAGTCATAGACAACCTTGTTGCGGAACTTTGTCATAAAGTCGCGAAGATATTGATCTGCCTTGATGCGTGGCATGTTACCAACGTCAATATAGAACACACGACGTTCTGGAGCACGCGATAAACGATAGATTACAACAGCGTCCTCAACCATGCGTAACTGATTGAGTGGCTTGATGGCTTTGTGAAGATATGAAAGAACCATCTGACGTTTTGGATCAAGCAATCCAGAATTAACATTTACGATAGCATCTGTTGAAATTTTAACAGAGGCATCATTCATGCTACTGACTGTCTGATTTCCTTGTGTATAGGTTTTGTCATTGAAGACATAGAATTCTTGAACACCAGTTACAAGTTCAGCGCCTGTGCGTGGATCTTTTTTCTTATTGACTGTGCGAACTTTCTTGATTTTTCTTGGATCAATATAAACTAGTTCTTGAATACCAAGTTGCGGTTGTGCGCGATCTACTAGGACTTGAAAAAATAATCGTCCGTCAATGTACCAATCGCGGAAAAGTCCAGAGCCATCGTTTGAGAAGTTTAGAAGTTGGAGAACATATTTAAATTCTTTGCGAAGTGCTTCTTTAATTTCTTCTGGTTGATCAAGGTCATCAAGAATAATCGAAACTGATTTGCCTGCATTATCATGCACGACTGCTTCGTTGACAATTTCATCTATAGCTGATTCTAATTCTGGTTGTAGTGACATCTCACGATAACGAGAGATGAGATCAACTTCATTTTTAAAGCCAGCTTCTAGGTCAAGATAGGTGCCAAAATACCCACCGGTGGAAATTTCAACAGCACCATCATCAGCTGTTGGTGCTGTAATTTGCGATTGGATATCTGTCTCTGGCTTCTTGCGTATGATCTCGAAGCCAAATAAATTAATGCCTGCCATAGTTTACTCCATTATAACAAAATCAAATAAGCATAAAAAATTATCTATTCTTAGGACCAACATCTGTCCTAGGAGCAGGTCTCACTGGTCGTTTGTTTACGTTTCTACCCGATGACACTTGACTTACTGGTGTAAGACCAAGAGGTTTTCTTTGGGGTTGAGGAACAGACCCAGGAAGTTGTGCTGATGGTCTTGACTTTTTCTTTCCACGAAATTTATCTATCAGCGGCTGAACTGATCTTACTGACGCCTTAAAACGTGATACTGTTCTAGTGATATCATTAACGCCACGTGTGACGTTATTAATTTTCCTTAAAAAGTCGTTAAGGCTGCTCATTGAATCAATTAACCAACAAAGACTTCTGGTGATGTCCAGTATTGGTACTGGAATGTAACAGCGTATTCTTCGATTGCATCATTTGCATCCCAGCTTACGTCAATTGGAGAAATATCAACAGGGAACATATCAATGAATGTATATGTTTTGATGATATTTCCTTGCTTGCCATACTGATAGACTTCAGCGTCGAATGCATACTGGCTGTAAAATGAATCAGCAATATTGCTTTCGTGACCGTTGATTCTTGACATCCACTCTTCAAGTTGATTGCGAATTACGAAGTCTTCATCGTTAATAACTGTAATAGTCCATTCTGGGAATGTTCTATTGCCAGCCATCTTGATGGTTCTGCCGAAGTATGGAACTTCAATCGTTCCAATTGTAGAACCTGGCAGCTGTGCCGTTTTTGCAGTAAAGGTAAGTTTCTGATCAAATACTGGAATGTTTACTTCAAACAGATTTGGACGTGCGCCGTCGAATGGAAAATTCCCTTTAAAGTCTGTAATATTGAAAGGCATTGCGTTCTCCTGACTTTATAGTATTTATTAAAATCTACCAACGACTTCATCAAATGATACGCCAGTACGAACTGCAACAAAGTTTAGTTGGATGAAGTTGATGCTGCGGTTTGGTTTGACATAAATGTCACCGATAAACTCATTGCGATCAATTGCAGCTTGAGTATTGTTTGTTGAATTACATACGACTTTGAAGTCTGTGATTCCACGACGACCCTTCACCGTTCTCAAAAATGGTTCGACAATTGACACGAATTGCGATCTTGTAAATTCATCATTGAATTCGAAGAGTTGTGATTTGGCAGCACGAGCAATCGCTTTTTCGATTGTGATAAACAAGCGACGAACATTGATGCGATCAAATGCACCTGGCTTTGATAACATTGTCTTGTCGCCGAATAGGATAGTTCCTTCACCAGCAAATGACACGACAGGATTGACACCGTTCTTATAGAGTGTGTCTCTGTCAGCCTTTGCAGGATAGTAAGCAAGTTTGATAACGTTCTTGATCTGACCACGTGAAGAGCCAGCTGGTGAATACCATGCATCTCTTTCAAGGTCTGTGCGAACACAGAGACCAGCAACGTCGCCGTTGAGTGGGATCCAACGATACTTGTCGTTGTACTTGTCATATTGATACTTCCAGCCGCTATCCATCACAGCGTATGAAGAAGACACATTTGACAATGCATTCTTACGATAATTTACGACAGAATCAGATGGTGTTGCAGAAGTTACATTTGCAAGAGTCGGCGATACGAATACCACGCAATCCTTGCGAACTTCAGCTACGCTGTTGATTGCATAAAGTGCAGTTGCTGGTTCGGCGTCGCCAGTCATGATAAGTGATACATCAATTAGATCACCATCAATGAACTTGCCATAACCTGTTTGAACATTACCAGCCAATACAACACCGTCTGCACCACCACTGAGTGATGTGGTATGAACAGCAGAGACATTAACTAGTTGAGCAAATGTCTTACCTGCAGAAGTTGTACCCCATGTTATTGCCGTGTTAACAGCATCTGGGTGATCTGTCCAATAGATATACTTTGATTTTCTCCAGAGCACATCCTTGTAAAAGTTTGAATTGCCAACGCTATCTTTTGCGTCAGAAGCCTTTGACAAGAATGGGAATGTTTCAAGAACAGTTCCTGACGCACCGGTGAAGAGACCATCTTCGTCTACAACCACAATGTGAATTTCGTCATTTGAACCACCGACGCTAGAAACGAAAGCAGAAGTTCCTGGAGCTGCGTCGAAGTAACTCTTGTATGCCCATGCATCAAAGTGCGTTTGATTTGTATTTGCCCAAACACTGACTTTGAGTGAGTTGCCAAGTGCGCCAGCATATCTTGCTACCCATGCACCTGTGTTTGCAGTGTTTGAACTGTAATTGTTTGTGAAGTATTCATCTTCATTCTTAATTAAGAATGTAGTATTTCCTGATGTTGTTGCCGTTCTCGTGTTTGAACCGTTCACTGCGCGAACAACACGAAGATCGTTACCATATGTCAAGAAATTTGCGCAGGTGAAGAATGATACTGCTGTATTGTTATCTGGTTTGCCAAAAAATTCTACGAGTCGAACTTCATTTTCGGCTTGTGTTGGGAATTCAGCTGGACCCCACTGGAAAACTCCAGCAAATGCACCAGTAGTTGTACCTGAAGATGGAACGGCAGTTGTTAAATCAATTTCAGAAGTAACAATACCAGGAGATAATTGAAACGCCATGTCTATGCTCCTATAAATGGAGAATTAAGAAATCTACGAAATTATTTAGTAAATTTGAGTTTTTAAGGTTTTTTTATTTATAGGTTCCCCATTTACTGTCTTGAACGATGTTCCACACAGCTCCATCTTGTACAAAAGGGTTGGCTCGCTCATCTCCCCGAATAGTTGTAATTGGTAAAGGAAGCATTTCATCTTCAATTTGCTGCATTTGTTGCTCGTGAAGTTTCTTTTTAATGTTTGTATCGCTCAATTCTGAGAAGAAGTTTTGACTAGTACACCAAGAGAATAAGACTAGGCACATAACCAGGTCGTCATGACTTCCGCTTGCAGCTTCGAAACTGGTTCCATTCGTAACAAAGGTCGAAAGTTCGGATATAATCTCAAAATCTTGTATAATCATCTGTTGAGATTCAATCAGATTCTTTAGAACGGAGCATCCTAGACGTTTTACCGACTTCGTGGTTCGAATTCCACGATTTGATTTATTACCATATCCCCAAGTTAGAGCCATCTTACTCTTCATTTCGACAGTGGAAAGGATATTCTCGTACTCATAATCATCAAAGAGAGAATCAACAACTTGCTGACCATTATCATTAATTTCGACAAGGGCATAAGCATTGTTATAGTATTCGCCAACCTTTTTGATAATGCTTGGATAGACCAGTGGACTTATATCATTATCCTTGTAAGTGGCAACGACTTTATATGGAATCTCAGAAACGTCTAAGACCACAAACGCTGAGTAGTCCAGACCTTTTCCGCGACTCGTATCCGCGACGAGTATATAATTTTTTTCAGAGACGGGTTGGTGATAGATTGAGATTCCGCTTCCAGTTTTGTTTAATGGAGTTACAAAGGCGAGAGACTTTAGACCGCTGGCTGAAATAAGAGTTCCCGACGAACCCATGAACTCACACTCAACTTCTTGGAAATACTTTTGTTCTCCAAGAACAGCTCGCTGCTCATCTGCCCATTTCTGATCGCGCCCTGGAACCTGTCTCCAGTTGGCTTCAATATGTAAGAATCCGTTTTGATTTTCAACGGCTTGAGTCCACATCTTATAAAAGTGATTCATACCATTCGGCGTCGAAGAAATTAGAATTTTAGATGATGTACCAGAAGAAATCGTAGGATAAACGGAAGTGAAGAATTCTTCTGCGATGTTACTTGGAACGAATGCAAACTCGTCGAGGTATAGTAACGAAATAGAGAAACCACGAATCGCGCTAGATGCAGTAGATGTAGCCATTACACGGCAATTGTTTTCTAATTCAATGTCACCTTTGTTCCAAGTCTTAACACCTTGTTGAATCCAGAGCGGCAATGCTTCGTAAGCAATTTTAATACGACTCAAAATTTCACGTGCTGTTGGTGCCTTGTTAGCAAGAATAGCAACAAATTTGTCTTGATTGAAAAGAATATACCAAAGAATATAACCAACAATCATCGTGGTCTTACCCAGCTGACGACCAGCCTTTAGAATCACACGACGGTTTTGATTGATATCTTCAATGGCTTGTTTCTGGAATGGGTAAAGCGAGATGTTGATAAAACCCTCGTCAAGTGTAATGATCTTTACATATCGCTCAATAAAATAAATTGGATTTTTTGAACACTTCACATACTCACGGACTTCATCTTCCGTAAGTTGCAATGGCATATTAATTTTCTTTAAATGCGGATTGCCAAGATAGTTTTTAATTCTAGTTTGAAAATTCATTCTTTATTTTCTTTAACAAATCAGTAGTAGAGCCAACAAACACTGCCTTATCTACGGTGATATTTGTTGGAACAACTTCTTTTGGTTGAAGTTCCATTTGCTGTTTTTGGAGAATCATAAGTTTCTCTGTGACATCAGAGAGATTCTTGATCATATTTGCTGCTACTTCATACGCTCTTGGGTGCTGCGATTCTCTCGCCACTTCCAAAATGCCGCCAAGAGCTTCGTTACCTTTCTCGATGAGATTGTAATAATTAGCACGAGAATAGTTAGCGTCAGGATTAACATCTGATCCTTCTGGCTCGTGAATAGTAACACTTCTATTTTCCTTTTTTACCACAGGAACATAATCAGTGTTTAAAATTTCTGCTAGGTTTTTATCTGTTTCGCTCATAAATTATGTAATATTTGGTGCCGATTCAATTGATACGTCAAATCCAAATGCAGTATTTGCATTTGCTGTGTTTAGATCTGGTATGACTGTAATGTTATTTAATTGATAGTCTGTCGCTGATCTGTATGTTGATAGATTATAAGATGAATTTGAAACAGCACCTGTAATAAATTTGCCTGTTTCAAACGACCCAGTAACGTCTGATACAATTAGAGTATTTGAATTGTTGCTCCATGAAGAAATGAAGCCTGTGGCTGTTGCACCATCAACATTTCGACCCTGATAAACGAGTTCTCCAATTTTAAATTCACCTTTGCCTGTGGACAAAGCAAAACTCTTTGCTTCATTTCCACCAGTGTTCTCTTTTCTTTC